GAACAGGCGCAGGCGGCAACTACCGGTATGACGAACCGTGCCTGGGTAAAGGCGTTTGCTCAGTTCCAAAATATTTCGGAGCTGGATCGCCGGGTGTTGGTGGCACTGGTAGACCGGATTTTTATTTACGAGAACAAAGCGATTGAGATTCAATTCAAATACCGGGATGAATACGAGCTGGCGCTCCGCTATGTCCAGGAATTTGAAGAAAGGCCAGCTGCGGCTGGCTGAACATAGGAGGATACCATGGCAAGAAAAAGCAGAAAAAATAGCAGTCAGCCGGAATCGGCAGCACAGATCGGGCAGATGTCCTATGTCACTGCAATCTATGCACGGCTGTCTGTGGAGAACAGCGGAAAACAGGACGAAGGCGCTTCTCTCCAGAACCAGATTGATGTTTGTAAGGAGTATGTTGCAGGCTGTCCCTATCTCAGACTTGCGGAGGTTTACGCCGATAACGGAAAAACCGGCACGGTTTTTGACCGTCCTGCCTGGAACCGGCTGATGGATGATGTGCGTAGCGGTAAGGTGGAGGCTATCGTGGTTCGTGATCTGAGCCGATTCGGGAGAGATTACATTGAAGTGGGCAACTATCTGGAAAAGATTTTTCCGGCATTGGGAACACGCTTCATCTCTGTCAAAGAAAACTTTGACAACTTTACCTGCGGCAGTTCCATGGAGTCTCTCTCTGTGTCGCTCCAAAATTTGATTAACGCCCTGTATTCCAGAGATATTTCCCGTAAGGTTTCCACGGCGCTCCTGGCGCAGCAGCAAAACGGAACCTTTCAGAGCCGTAACCCGCCTTACGGGTATATGTGGAATGAAGATAAATCCGCTTATGTAATTGACGAGGCTGCCGCTCCTTATGTGCGGAATATATTTCGCTGGAAGATGGAGGGCGTTTCCGTCAATTCCATGATTCACCGCTTAGAAGAAGCAGGCGCTGTCCATCCGGAACTTCGCAAGCGTGAAAATGGTTCCCGACATGGCAATCAGGTTGGAAAAGGCTGGGCAAAGTCCACGATAAATTCCATTCTTGAAAACCCGGTCTATCTGGGACACACGATTCACGGCAGAATGCGTACCGCTATTTATAAGGGTGTCAAGAAGCATAAGGAAGATCCAGAGAACTGGATTTGGTATGAAAATACGCATCCGGCGATCATTTGCCAGGAAGATTTTGATACAGTTCAGCATATTCTGGCGGAGGCCAGTCGTATCCGGCAGGAGAAAATGAAACAGTCTGCCATTATCCGGGAACAGATGATTGATTTCTTTGACCAGAAAATATTCTGTGCAGACTGTAAAAAGCGAATGTACTTCCGCCGACATCGGATTGACAAAAAGGGACCGGAAGAATGGATGGGGTCATATGAGTGCAGCACCTATACTTCACGCCACCACGAACACTGTACAAAGCATTATATACGACAGAATGTTCTGAATGAAAAAGTGCTCACTGTCATACAAGATCAGCTACGGGTTGCCCTCAACTACGAGCGGCTGCTCAGTATCTTAAAGGGAAGCAAGGAAGAAAGCAATCTCAAAGAAAAGTACAACGCCGCTGTCTCCAGTATCAGCTTGAAGCTGAATGCCCTGAATCAAAAACGAAGCAAGTTATATGAAAGCTACGTGGAAGGTATTCTGAATGAAGAAGAATATTCTTTTGCTAAGAAGACCTATGAGAAAGAACATGAACGCCTGAGTCAGCTGATGGATGAAGCGGTTCAGCGCCGGACAAAGTTTCTGGATTCTATTTCTCCGGATAATAAATGGATGGCTATGATGAAGGCGGCCACCGGTACTACGGAACTGACGCAGAAGCTGGTGAATACCATGATAGAGAAGGTTCTGATTTATGAAAATGGCGCTGTCGAAGTTGTTTTTTATTATGATGATGTGTATCAGGAAATGTGCCAGAGTATTCTGGAAATGCAAAAGAAGCAGGAGGCGATCTCATGAAAGAACCAAAAGTTGCCATTTATATCCGTTTGTCCTTGGCTGACGAGGATACACGCCGATCCAAAGAGGAAAGCGACAGCGTACAGCATCAAAGACTACTGATCTACGAATTTCTGAACCGGCATCCGGAATTAAAAGATGCTCCGCGCACGGAATTTGTAGACGACGGCTTTACCGGCACAAACACTAATCGTCCGGCTTTTCAGAATATGATGAAAAAGCTCCGCTCCGGTGAACTGAACGTCCTCGTTACGAAAGATTTTTCAAGAGCCATGCGGGACTACACGGAAATGGGAAACTATCTGGAATGTGTGTTCCCTTTTTTGGGTGTGAGGTACATCTCTATCAATGATGGTTATGACAGCAACGATTATAAAGGTGTTACCAGCGGAATGGATGTAGTAATCCGAAATATTGTCTATGCGTCTTACAGCAAAGACCTGTCCGTGAAGACCACAACGGCAAAGCTGCAAATGATGAAGCAGGGCAAGTATGTGGGCAGCATTGCTCCTTACGGCTATCAGTTTCACCCGACTATCCGCAACAAGCTGGCGATTGATCCGGAATCTGCTTCGGTGGTGCGAAGGATTTTTGATCTGGCGCTGGCAGGAAAAAAGACCAGACAGATTGCGGAGATTTTGAACATAGACGGCATACTGACACCGGGCAGTTACTTCCGTCTGAAACATCCAGGCCAGAACCGTTTTCAGAAACGGAAAGAAAGCAACGGCTGGAATTATCATACGGTGCTGGGCATCTTGCATCAGTACGAATACACTGGCGCAACAGTTGGGCATAAGCGTTCCAAAGCTGCTGTCAATGTCAAAAAAGCGCTTCCGAATAAGAAAGAGGACTGGATTGTAGTGGAGAATATGCACGAAGCCATCGTAACTCATGAGGAATTTCAGAAGGTGCAGGAAATACTGAAGCTCGGCAGGAAACGCGGTAGTCATGGAATACAGGAGTACCCATTAAAAGGTGTTGTCCGATGTGCAGAGTGCCATCGGATAATGACTCGCCGGACTGGCAGAAAAGGCGCTGTATATTATCTATGTGATAAGTCGGCATCCGATCCGGGCGCATCCTGCCCACGGGGAAAGCATTTCATGGAGACTGACATTGAACAGGTAGTGCTTCATGCCATTCAGCAAATGCTTACTTTGTATCGGCAAAAAGAAAACCAGAAAACAGCCTTACAGTTTACCCGGACAGGCAGGATCAACGCCTGCATGGCTGAATTGACCCGTCTGCAGCAGCTTCAGGAGCGCTACCGGCAGGAAAAACTGACTCTGTATGAAGGTTATATTGCCGGTGACTGTAGCAAGGAACGCTATCTTAAGAAAAAGGCTGAGGTTGATAAAACAGTTCAAGAACTGGATGAAGATGTAAAGAAACAGGAATCGGCTTTGGCCGCTCTGGAGGAGGAAGCTCATACCTCGGAAAATCCACTGCTGGAACTGAGCAGACAGTACCGGGATACCCCATCTCTTACCAAAGAAATGGTACGGGGATTTATTCAGGATATTTACATCTATCCGGATTCGCAGATTGAGATTGTATGGAAATTCCGGGACTGCTTTGCAGACCTGACAGACAATCAAACAGAAGAAACGGAGGACAATTATGGAACTGACATTCAAAGATAATACTGCCGCAGATTTGCAGGATCGTGCGTGTAGTATTCTGTTATCGCTGAGCATGATGGCTGACGTGAGAAACAGAAAGATTGATGGAACCAGTGAAGTGGCTCGTGTATGCCGCCAGGAGCAGAAATATCATTATCAACGTGCCGTGCTTAATACCTTGAGGCTTCTCGGCGTGATAATCGGACATACCGAAATGGCAAGCGACAAAACTCTTGAAACTATCAGCGAAACCGGTTATGATGGCTTCCTTCACATAATTCGTCAATATGAGGCATACTTTGATTTAGACGACAAATTCGAGGCATAATCCTCCTGATGAAAAGTCGGAGGACGCGGCGGGCAGACAGCCCGGAAACGTCCTCTGGCTTTTCAAAATTTTTTGGTTCTTTGTTGACACAAGGAGACCTCTCCCGTCTTGGACGTAACTATCTTAAAACCGGGGAGCTTATCGAAATTGTTTTCCCGGAATACGAAGTGCGCTATATCGCCATTAACGACGGTGTAGACACAGCAAGGGACGACAACGAATTTACCCCGCTGCGAAACTGGTTTAATGAGTTTTACGCTCGCGATACTTCAAAGAAAATTCGGGCGGTCAAACAGGCAAAGGCGCAGAAAGGCGAGCGCGTCAATGGCGAAGTGCCTTACGGCTACATAGCTGACCCTAACGACCGCAATCATTTATTGCCCGACCCGGAAACAGCACACGTTGTAAAACAGATTTTTGCTATGTATGTGCGCGGCGACCGTATTTGTGAAATACAGAACTGGCTGCGAGAGCATGAAATACTGACCGTTTCCGAAATGCGTTATCGTCGTTCCGGGAGCTGCCGCCACCCGCGCCCACACCCGAACTGTATTTACAACTGGCCGGATAAGACGCTGTATGACATTCTTACCCGTAAGGAATATTTGGGGCATACTATTACAGGCAAAAGCTATAAGGTATCTTACAAATCAAAAAAGACAAAGAAGAACCCGGAAGAAAAGCAATACTTCTTCCCTAACACACATGAACCTTTGATTGATGAAGAAACCTTTGACCTTGCACAGAAACGGATTGCTACCAAACATCGCCCTACGAAAGTAAACGAAATCGACATTTTTTCGGGACTTCTCTTTTGTGGAGATTGCGGCTACAAAATGTATTTGCAGCAGGGAGCCGGAACATTGGAACGTAAACACGCTTACACTTGCGGGAAATACCGAAACCGTATCAGAACCGGGGAGCTTTGCACCACGCATTATATCCGTAAAAGCGTATTGAAAGAACTTGTCCTTGCCGACCTGCAACGGGTACTGTCCTATGTGCAGACCCATGAACAGGCATTTATCCAAACGGCGAATGAGTGCAGCGAGCAAGCCATGAAGAAAACAATGGCGCAGCAGCACAAGGAGCTTGACAAGGCACAGGGCAGAATGAGCGAATTAAACGTCTTATTCCGTAAACTGTATGAGGACAACGCTTTAGGGAAACTCTCTGATGAACAGTTTGCTTTCTTGACTTCCGGCTATGATGAAGAAAAAAAGACGCTGACGCGACGTATCGCGGAATTGACACAGGAGCTTGACACCGCCGCCGAGCGCAGCGCAGACGTGAAAAGGTTTGTTACCCTTGTCCGTAAATATACGGCGATTGAGGAATTGACTTA